AAGAAGAACACCAAGATCGTCATTGACGATTGGATGCTTGGCCCTGAAAACCCTAGTAACGAGCGCGATGCTAATCCTGAATACTGGATTGCGCTTGGCAAGGCTATGCAAGTGGATGAGACTGAGGCGCGTCGCCGTCGCTGCTCAAACTGCGAGTATTATGACAACAGCACAATGACTCAAGCCAAGATGGATAAGATACCTTGGAACCAATGGGATGTTGACGCTGGATTCCGTGGCTACTGCCATAAGTTCGAGTTCATCTGTCACGATTTGCGCTCTTGTCAAGCGTGGGAAGAACGAGAGTTTGAATTTGAAGATTGATTGTGTTATGGCTGGGCTACCGAGCGTTGACGAGCAGCCGGTGGCTCAGTAGCATGAAAGCCTACTATGCTTAAAAGCGGAACGCCTGAATACTGGTTGCGTCGAAACTTCGTTGAGGTTCTAGACTTGCCTGATGACGCCATTGAATGGCTCATTGACCTGTGGCAAGTTGTCCAGCTTTTTGATGATATTGTTGATGGCGACAAGATTGATCGAGACGATGCTGATGCAGCTATCTGGGCTGCGCTAGTAGGATTGCCAGCTAATCCGTTCTATCAAGCCCATTTCACCGTTCTGCTTCCCCTTGTCAGCACTGCAATCCTAAAGTGGAAGGCATCTGACACTGTTGAGCTATCTGGAAATGCCTGCGCTACTAGCTTTGTTTGGCGTGCTGGATATTATGATATTGTCCTTGCTACAGTGCAGTTGGTTCACGGCACACAGGCAGCAATGGAAATAGGTCACGTTGTGCTAAAGCTTTATGGCGAAAGCCTTGAGGAATATATGAAGGAAATGTCTAATGCCTGATCCAGTAACAGCGCTTGTTGTAGGCGGCACTTCTCTAGCAGGCAGTGCCATGGGTGCTAAAGCCGCAAAGAGCGCTGGCCAGCTTCAGTATGATGCTAGTCAAGCTGGCGTCGCTGAAACAAGGGCTGCTCGTGAAGAAATGCGTGGCTTGTTGCAGCCGTATGTAGCTGCGGGTGGCCCTGCCCTTCAAGCACAGATGGCGGCATTAGGACTTGCTGGCCCAGAGGCGCAACAAGAATATGTTGCAGGCCAAGAGCAAAGCCCAGCGTTTCAAGCTTTGGCGCGGCAGCAAGAGGAAGCTCTTTTACAGAACGCATCGGCAACTGGTGGGCTTCGTGGCGGCAACGTTCAAGGCGCATTAGCGCAGTTTCGCCCCGCATTGCTCAATCAGTTCCTTGAGCAACAGTATGGTCGCTTAGGTGGATTGACATCTCTTGGTCAGCAATCGGCTGCTGGCGTAGGAACGGCTGGTATGCAATCGGCTGGTTCTATTGCAGACCTCCTAGCTCAAGGTGGAGCAGCACGGGCTGGCGCAAAACTAGGCGCTGCTAGCGCTTGGCAGCAATCACTAAATCTACCAGCACAGTTCGCTGGCTTGGCAATCGGCAGAGGATATTGAGGTAACTTATGGTTCAGCCTTATGATTATACACTCAAAACTCCATCTCCTAGTGAGACCTTCTTTAAGTCCATACAATTAGGGCAGCAACAACAGCAAGCTGAAGCCCAACGTGATATGGCAAGGCTAAAGCGTGACGAATTTGCATTGCAGAAGCAGTTTCAAGGTGATGTTGCGTCTTGGGTAAATAACCCAACTCCTGAAGGATTCCGTCAATTAACATCTAAATATCCCAGCGAGTTTACGGCGCTTGCTGGCGTACAAAAGGCTGTAGAAGATATTGATCGTCCAGCTATTCGAAACGTGTCGGTCGATGCTTTAATGGCGCATAGAAATAAGAAGCCTGAGCAAGTGCTTTCTATTCTAGATCAGCGCATTGAAGCGGCAAAAGAAAATCCGAATCTTCAAAAGAGGCTTCAGGACATGAAGGCGGGCTATCAATTATACAGTGATAATCCAAAGCTTCAGGAATCTGCAATCGTCACCGTGCTTGCTCAGGATGATGAAGGCGCAAAAATATATGATAAGGCATTTAAACAGACTGAGCCTTATGAAAATGTGTCTGGGATTGGTATTGTTCTGAAGTCAGACATTGAACGTGCTGTGGCAGAAGCAGAAAGAACCGGAAATCCAGATGTAAATGTAAAGCCAATTATTCCAGAGGCAGCAGTGTCTAAATTAAAGGCTGGTGCAGTTACACCCGCGAAGTTTGATAGCATTTTTGGCCCTGGCAGTGCGGCAAAGGTTATGGGGACTGGAGGTCAGACGTCTACTTCGTCTGGTAACTTTCAAGGACAGTGACATTAATCCATTGAAGGATTTGGGCGCTCTTGGATTTACTCCTACAAGTGGGTTTAGAACTGAGAAGCATCAGCAGGCTCTAGTAAGGCAGGGAATGACAACAACTGCTCGCGGATCGCATCCAAAAGGTGACGCATTAGATTTTATGCCACCCAAAGGAATGAAAGTTTCTGAAGCTATAGCTTTGGTAAAACAAACATACCCAGGCACTCGCGTTGCTGCTAGTAACAAAGGTGCATTGCATATAACATTCCCTGGCTGGGGCAAGGCTCCGGACGTAAGTCGTTCTCGTGAAAGATATGGTGATTAATATGGCGACTCCTGATGATGCAGCATTTGAAAAAGAGTTTGGCAGCTACAAGCCAGCCGCAACTAGCGTTCCTATTAGGACTATTCGCCCTATCATCGGAGGTGAATCGCCAGAGGCTGCTGCTGCTCGTCGTGCTACTGAACAGCGTGCTGCTGCTGGTGAAACACGAGAACAAGAAAGTGCTCGCCTTGCTCAGGAAGCAGCAGATCGCGCTGCCCGTGGAGAAAAGCGCGACATAGAAGAAAAAGGCTTTTCCCGCATTGGTTCATTGCGAACAGAATTTTTAGGCATTCCAGAAGTTAAGGAATTCCGTCAGGTTCAAAACGCCACCCGTCAAATTATTGATTTGACAAGCAAGGGCACTCCAATCGGGAACATTGGTTCGGTCTTTTCTTTGATGAAGATTCTAGACCCAGGCTCTACTGTTCGTGAGGGCGAAGCAGCTTCTGTGCAAAATGCGGCTGGCGTACCAGATCGTTTCCGCAACGCTTATAACCAGCTAATTTCTGGAGAAGGATTATCTGAAGCGCAGCGTAAAGACATGGCTGACGTTGCACGCTCTATCTACAACCAGAGGCTTCAAGGCTATAACTCTTTGGCGGAAACCTATCGTGGGTTGATGGCCGACCAAGGCGCAGACCCTGAAAAGCAGGGCATCACTCTTGCCACTCCGTATGAAATGGCGACTTCCCCAGACAAAGCAACTCAGCTTCAAGAAGCCTTCAATAGAGGCGCTACCATTGAAGAACTAAACGCGCTTGCTGGCACTCTAGGCATTACGCCTAATCAAGAAGACCTTCAGAAAGCTATTGAATTCCGTAATGCTGGCAATTTTGGCGCACGGATTCTTCCACCCGCAGAGGGCGCTGCACCTGAAGAAACCGGATTCTTTGAAGGCATTGTCGAAACTGTAACTGGCTCAGATCGCAGCACGCCAGAGATTGAGGCTGTCGCTGACTGGACAACGATGCCTGAATTAAACGAGCTATCCATTGCTGGTGCGCGTACAGGTATTGGTACAATGTTCACAAGCCCCGAAGAATCGGTGCAGATCATTAAGTCAAACTATCCTGGCGTTCAAGTGCGTCAAGATGAAAAAGGCAACTACATACTTCGTTCACAAGATGGGCAGGAATATGGCATTAAGCCAGGTTTCCGCTGGAGCGATGTTCCGCGTGCGATTGGTGGCATCCTTGCCTTCACACCTGCTGGTCGCGCTGCCACTGTTACTAGCGCTGCTGGTCGCTCTGCGCTTACTCAAACTGGTATCGAAGCAACTCAAGCCGGAGCTGGTGGGCAATTAGACACTACAGAAATTGCCATTGCTGGCGGTGCTGGCGGTGCTGGTAAGTTGCTTGAGCAAGCCATTCCTGCAATTGTTTCATCGGTGCGTGGTGTGCGCGGTGGCCCTGAAGTTCCTTTGGCAACACCAACTGCACCAGCTGCTCCTGCTGCGCCTGTATCTCGCGTTACAGAAGAACTTATCGCACCAGCTGCGCCACGGGAAATCATTGCGGCAGGGGAGCGCACTGGCATTCCAGTTATGACATCGGACATTCGTCCACCTGAAACGTTTATGGGCAAGGCTGCTCAAACAATCGGTGAGCGTATTCCTATTGTTGGAACTGGTGGCGCACGCGCAACTCAACAGGAAGCCCGTGAAGTAGCGGTAAAAGACTTCATTATTGAAAATGCAGGCGCTATTCCGGCTGACGTAGAAGATCGTATTGTTTCTGATGTTCTTCGCAAGCGCGGCGACGTTGTTGAAAAATATACCACCTTGAAGCGTGATGTTTTCTCTGGACTTGCTGGCGCTGGGGAAGTCGCTGTTGATAAGACTGTCAAGGCTATTGACGATCAAATCGCAGACCTATCCAAGGCTCGTACACCCGCCGCAGACGAAGCTATTGCTAAGTTGCAAGAGATTCGTGGGCAAGCTGCTGGACGAGACATCGAAGCAATGGAAGCTTTCCGCCGTGATGTTTTGGGCAAGGCTTGGCAGGACGAGGCTTTGTCGGTTGGTGCATCTGATCGCGTGAAAGCTGCTGTCAAAAACCTTTACGGCCCAT